CGGTCATCACGACGGAGGTCTCCACGATCAGGGAGCCGTCCGACTGGATGAACCGGTTCGACTCGAACGGGCCCAGCCACTGGGTGCTGGAGTTGGCCACGGTGACCGTGAGCGCGCCCTGGCCGCCCGCGACGTTCGGGGGGTTGGTGGCCGGCTGGAGCGAGATGGTGCCGGAGCCGCCGGAGGCGTTGGCGACCCGGAGCAGGGTCAGCTCGGGGACCGACTGGCGCCGGTTCGGGCTGATGTCCGGAATCTGGAGACCGTTGCCGGCGCCGGCGACGGTGGCGACCCCGGCGGGGTCGGCGAAGTTGCCGTTACCCACCAGGTTCTGGTACGGGAGTGCTACGCGAGGCATCCAGGGTCTCCTTACAGGCCGGACACGCGAGTGACGCGCGCGTAGGCGAGGGAATCGGGGCGGACCAGCTTGCCGCCGTAGAGGTAGAGGCCCTTGACCGCGTCCGCGAACTTGCTCTCGGGGCGGTAGGCCTCGGTCTTGCTGATCTGCTCCGCGAAGGTCAGCGCGCTGTTATTGCCCGCGATGATGGCGAAGTCCGTGGTGATCAGCGGCACGTTGTTCGACACCATGATGTCGAACCCGGCCGCCCGGCCCACGAAACCGTTGCGGCCGGCGGCGTCGGAGCCCGAGCCGTCCACGCGGGAGAACAGCGAGGAGAGCAGCAGGAGGCCGTGCGCCCACGGCGGGACGACGACCCAGCGACCCTCGGTCGGGACGTTGGCCTCGTCCAGCTTGACCTTGAGCGGGACCAGCACCTTGTTGTAGAACTCCTCCGACGCGGTCGTGCCGACCGCGGTGAAGGTGATGGCGGTACCGGTGTTGACGGCGTTGGCCGCCTGGATGCCGGTGTAGAGACCCGCGATGTACTGGTCGGCCTGGTCCGCGAGCTTGTACGCCGCGCGCCGCATGGCCTCGGGCATGACGTCGCCCTTGGCCTGCCGCGCGTCCACGTCATCGACGTAGAAGGCGAAGTACTTGCTCTGGTCGATGACGAGCGTGCGCTGCGAGTCGGTCAGCTCCTCGGGCGCGATGACGGTGACGTTGGGGACGTAGGTCCCGATCGTCGGGTCCGAGATCGACGTGATCCGGACCGTGTCGCCGGCCTGGGAGATCTCGCCCTCATAGTTGCGGTTCACCACCGAGGACTGGCCGTAGACCAGGGTCTTGCGGAGCGCGGTCAGGAGAGTGGCGGACCACACCTCTGGCCGGAAGCGAGTGATCGCCACGTGGACACCCTTTCAGGGTCAGGAGGCGCCCAGGTAATCACGCAGCTGGCCCTTTTGCCGGGCCGCCTCGATCTGCTCCGGGCGCATGTTCTTAAGGTCGTTTTCGGTGAGCTGGGTGACCTGAGAAGCATTCCCGTTGCGGGCTCCGCCATCTCCTGAACCGGCGAACCGCGGGGGCGCCGTTGCGGCGAGGTGCGGTTTCCGTTGCAGAAGGTCCGTCAGCGCCTCGGTGATGGCGTCGGTATCAACCTTGCCGTCATCGAGAAACTCTTCAACCCGGCCGGCGAGGAGTGCCCTTGCGTCTTCCGGGTCTGCGAACAGCTTAGCCGCTCGTGTCTCCAGTTTGTCCAGCGCACGCTCCTTGAGCGTCTCCTGGAAGGCCTCGGCCTTGGCCTCTGCGCGGAGCGCGTCCACGTCCACGGGCGCGTCCTTGGGGGGCTTGGTCAACTCCTTGACCCGGGCATCCAGGGCGTTGGCGCGGTCGCGCTCGGCTTTCATGCGCGCTTTCATCGCATCGAGCGCCTTCTTGCCGGCGTCACCGAGGTCCGCGGGTGGAGGTGCGTCGTCGTCGGCCGGGGGCTTGGCGTCGTCCACGGTCGGGTCGGTCTCTGGTTCGATATCGTCCGGATTGTCGCTCATGAGTACTCCCGTTGCGGGTTACGACACCGAGCCTTGCGCCCGGCGTCGGATGTATCCATGTAGTGACAATAGCCGAATGGCCTCGGCGCGATCGCCGCCCGCCTCCCGGAAGATCTGCTCCGGCATCAGCCGCGGGCGCCGCCGGTCCAGGCGCGGCCCGAACCGGCGCCGGCGCGTCGTGCCCTCCGACGTGATCGGCACCCGGCGCCCGAACACGTCCGCCGTCTCCATACCGCGCCGGGCGTTGACCACCTGCCCCATGTCCGCGCCGCTCCGAATGGCCTCGGCGCCGGCGCGGCCGAACGCCCGGTCCTGCTCCACCCGGGACATGGCCTTGAAGGCGGCCTCCGGATTGACCGGCGCGGCGGCCGTGATGGCCTCGGCCGAAGGCACCGCGATGCAATCGCACTTCGGATGACGGTTGAAGTCGGCCTTCCAGCTGTAGCGGCGCCCGGCCAGCAGCAGGCACCGCGCGCACGTCTTCCCGACGATCATGCGCGTCCAGCTCCTGGACGCCGGGTGCGCGACGTTGGCCGAAAGATCCGCCACCCGGCCGGCGTCCGCCACCTGGGTATGGCCGATGAGCTCTGCCATGAACCGACCGCGGGTCAGCGCGCCGCCGAGCGTACCCGCGGGCGACCCGAGATAGGTCAGGGCCTCGATAGCCGGCTGGACCAGCAGGGTCTCGAGCGGCCGCCCGTCCGACGCCGACAGGGTGAACGCGCGCGGGTCCACCTCATAGTCCGAGCCCGCGGCGAGCGTCCCTGATACGTACGAGTCGGACGAACTTGCGGCCACGTACTGCGCGGTGGTGAGGAAGGCCAGCAGCCGGGGGATCTGCTCCAGCCAGGACTCCCGGATGGCCCCGTGATCGACCTTGAGCCAGGCCTTGCCGAATTCCCGCTGGACCCGGGCAGCCAGCAGGGCCCGGCGCCGGGCGTGCTCGGCGGGCGTCATTCAGCGGGCGGGCGAACGGGCGCCTCGGGCACGCCGCCCGGCGCGGCTGGCGCGGCGGGCATGTTCGCCACCATGGCCGCCATCGGGTCGTCCTCCAACTCCTTCTTTTTCATGTCCAGCACCCGGGCGACGTCGGCCGGGGAGAGCCCGTAGCGCTCCGCGATCCAGGCGAACGGGAAACCGATCGCGTCCAGCTTCTGGAGCGCGTCCACGCGCTGGGCCTCGGAGTGGTTCTCCGGGTCGCGCCAACCGACCGTGCCCAGCTTGCACGCGTCGGCCAGGTCGGCCTTGCCGCGCACCAGGGCGAACCGCTGGAAGATCCCGCGCGCGGGCGGGGTCAGGAAGAGTTGCATCTCCCGGACCTTCATCACCTGTCCGGTCTCGGCGGCGCGCATGCCGTCCGCGCTGACGTTGACCATGCCCTGTCCGAGCACCAGCCGGGTAGCCGGCGTGGACGTCTGCGCGGCGATGTGCGTCACGGCGATTTCGATGACGGTCGTGAACATGTCCAGCTTGGCCGCGTCCCACTGATCGACGCGCGCCTTCTCGCCGGTGAGCCAGAGGATGCGGTCCTCGGACAGCTTCTTGAGCGGCACATCCCGCTCCCCGACCTTGTTCCCGGTCTCGTCCAGGATGGGGATCTTCGGGGGCTCCTGACCCATGACGACCCGGGCCGGCATGCCGGCGAAGTCGGCCTGAGTGAAGAGGTAGGCCCAGAGCAGGTTGATGGCGTCCTGCATGGCCATGGTGCCCTGGATGTCCGAGAGTGGCCCCCGGCCGAGTACGGGCCGGTTCGGCATCTCCACGGCCGAGACGACGCCCATCGGGTTGCCGATCGGCCAGGTGTCGTCCTCGGCCGGCTGGTACGGGGCCCAGCCGTAGGTGTCCAGGCCGATGCTGACGCTCGGCGGCAGGAAGAAGCTCCCCGAGGCGGGGCCGTCCTTGCCGCCGAGCGTCGGGAGAACGGGCCGGCGCCACTTCCAGACCTGATCCTTGGTGGTCAGGGTGGCGAATTCGGTGTCCCCGTCCACGTACGTCTTCAGGTCGTAGCGCGCCTCCCGCGGATTGGCGGGGTCGTACTCGATCGTCATCTGGTCCGAGCGCTCCCAGGTGACGATCGGTTCGTTGTCGCGCGTGCCCCAGACCTTCACGAACGAACGATCCGTGATGATGCCGTGCAGGAAGCCCTGGGACGACTGAGCCTCCATGTCGTTGAGCTGCCAGTCCTTCCAGAGCGCCTTCTCGTCGCCGGACTGCTCCGGGGCGTCGTCCAGCCGGAAGCCCTCGATCCGGAGGCGCTCGTTCGGGGTATTGGCCACCGGCGCGCACCAGTTGTCCGCGAAGCCCGCGTA